CGGAAATTTTATGATTAATAATTAAAACCAAGAATAAGACTGCAAGGCCTATTCTTCAGAGAGAAAGAAGTCAACTACTGCCTTCATTGCTGGGTGCATGAATCTCCTAGGAATAGTGCTTTCATGGATTAAGCAGGTTAAAAGAGCCTTCAATGACCTGTTAAAATCAATGGCAGTGTAAGTGGATTCAAAAGCAAAGGCTTCTAAACCAAAATTCACCATCTGGAAATCTTCTGTCTCCTTGATCACTGCATCCAAATCTTCAAATTGCATCATATCAGAAGGAGAAGTCATTACAAGATTCAACTCTAACAACTCATCAGCAAACTTCATCATCATGGATTCCAGATCTTCAGTTGGATCTTCTCGAACTTGAACATCTATTCTCTCTTTAATTTGGATTGCTGATTTTGCAGTTTTAATCGTCTTGCACATAATAATGGTTGTGTCTGCAAATTCTTTATTGATTCCTTCCTCTTGGAAAGCTTCAATTAAATCCCCTAGTGATTCTTGGTCGAACGGGGATCGATTCAACCACACATTCACGAAGCTAGGCAGTGATGGGTTCTTATAATCACTGTGGATTGATCTAATATTAACTTCAGGAATGCTCATGTACCTCTCTTCTCCTCCATCTGTTTTGCACACACACACCCTATTTCCTTTCACAGTGCTGAATCCAATTGCTTTAAAATTCTCTATCTTGTGTGGAGAGAACTCTATAGAGGAAAATGTCATGTTTTTGAACATTGATCTGGTGTACTCTATTTCTTGATCTGTGTAGCAAAAAACTTTATCCTTCTTTCCCACCAATAATATGGTAACATCTTCCCTACGCTTAATGGACTTCAAGTCACCATTATATCTGCCATTTTTGAATTCTTGCATTTCATACCATAGACTGATAGATTTCAACTTGGTGGATACACTATCATAATCACATAGCCCAAAAGTCAACAACAACTTCAACTTTAAATCATCCAATCTCTTTGATCCAGTTGACCCATTAATGACATTAGTCAAGGTCATCCCTCTACTAGTGATGGCATCAACTAAGCAAGACTTCACATCTTCAAAAAAGATTTGCATGAGCTCATCTGGCTTGCTAGAATTTGTGATGAACTCATGCCAAGCTTTCACCCTATCTTCAGTGGTGCTGACAATGTCACAAATCCTTGAATCCATCACTATATTATAAGCCTCATTGGACATGATTTCTGACATCATTGAATCCAGTTTGAAATGATCAGTCTTGTCAAGCTTTGAATAAACTCTAAGCGGGTGCAAATTGTTCCTCATAATTTTGTCCACTGAGTTTCCTAGAGAATCAAGACTTCCTCTTGCTAGTAGCTTGATTGGATGGTTTGATGCCTGATATGTCTCTATGAACATAAGAAGCTGGGATAGAGATTCAAACGGGGAAGAATCAAAAGTTTCTTTTAAAGTCAATTTGAAGAAGGGTAAATCAGAGACGATTAGATTGAAGTATTCCTCAACTCTCCTTCGTGATAGGAATTTTGCTCGCTCTTTGAACCACACTTCTCTCAAAACCTCCTTCACATAAGATTGATGATCAGAATTCACATAAAACGGGGCAATCCATTGGTATTTCAATCTTCTCTTTATTGAAGTCTTTTGAAAGAAGATTTTTTGCTCTCTTATCATATCTGTCATCATAAATTGCCTGAACATGGGGAAAACAACACCTTGGAGGGGCTCCTTGTTCACTATTTCTATCTGGTCAATGTATGACACCCACTTCAGGTAAGATGACTTCCACTCTCCGACTTTATACAAACCACCCCACATTAAGAATGGAGTCATCCTCATGGTTTCTGCCCTGCTCAATTGGAACAGTGATGCAGCAATAGTTGGGTCAAGCGCCTTAAACTCTATTAGTGACCTACACTCATCTACTGTGTCAGGACTCATCAAGAACTTGGAAAAGTTGTCAAAGTTGATCAAATCATCTTTTGAGGAACCTCTGAGCCCCATTCTGGTTAGCATTGACTTATACTTAGCGATTGGATAAATCTTGAAGTTTGATGCCACCCACTTCTCCAACACAGTTGGTAACGCGTAAGTAGACAATAAGTATATCCTTTTGAGCACTTCTGGTCTGTTTTTTGACCAGACCCAATCAGAGTAACTTGCATCTGCCAGACCAGCTATCATAGGTCCTTGAATAGAGTACAAACCTAGTGAGGAACATCCATTTTCTGAAATTGATTGGAGAACATCTTCCGAGAACCAATTCATTGTTCCCCAGCCCAGATTTGTGTAAAAGGCTATAGCTTGAGAAATTGAGCATAGGTGACATAAGAAACCAGAGGAACCAGATTCTCTGACTTGCCTTAGTTGAGAATACAACGACGAGATGATCTTACTTAAAGATTCCTTAGGATTGAGATCATTCACTCTGGAAATGAATTTGATCTTAGGAGACACAATTGTGTTTCCCATGTAGAACTTCGAGTTAAATTCAAACAAATCCCTCATTGTTAATGTTGTTTTTTCAAAACTGGTTTTAATTCCAAACAATTTATCACAAGTTGATTTGATTCTAGGATACAGGCCCCTCATGTCAGCTGCACATCTTCTCACTTCATCTTTAGGACCAATAACCGAGATCAATATGCCTTCATCATCTGATGACACCTCAAAACTGAAAATCATCTTCGAATTCAGCCTATCTGGTCTCATGACATACTTGTTCATGGTGATTTCCAAAAATTCCATTGCACACACATGATACAAACTGGAAGGATAATGGAGTATTCCCTGCATCATATCAGTAGAAGCTTTAAATGTTGATGAGCCTTTCTCGTAAAAATCACATTGATCCACGCCAATGAAACACTTCTTCAATCTATTCACTGAATCTGAAGAAAGCTCACTTGTTTTCTCAGAATTGAACATCTCCAGAACTTGCCTAGGTAGTTGTATCATCTTACCTTTGTGGATTTCAAAGAATCTAGCAAAGAAGCCCCATGTTTGTTCTGGGAAGATGGTTTTGGTCATTGTCATGAACTCGTGCTTGGTGAAGTTCTGAGACGATCTAGTCATGTCTCGTGTAACTTTGAGAGTTGCTTCGTGCATGCCAATTTCTAACTTTGACTTC